GCTTTGCACAGGCCGAGCTTTCCCGCAGCAACCAGCAGGCGGCGCTGATGCAGCAACTCAACGCCATGCAGATGCAGGCCGCTAATTGCTGCTGCGAAAACCGCGCAGCTATCGCGCAGGTGCGCTACGACATGGCGACGCAGGCGTGCGACACGCGCAACACCGTGCAGAACGCCACACGCGACATTATTGACGCGAACAACCAGAACAGCCGCGCCATCCTCGACTTCCTGACGCAGAGCAAGCTGTCCGACCTCCAGACCGAGAATCAGAATCTGAAACTGGCGGCATCTCAGGCCGCGCAGAACAACTATCTGATCTCGCAGCTGCGTCCGTGCCCTTCACCTGCCTACATTACCTGTAACCCGTGGGCCGGCAGCGGTTACGGCGGTTGCGGATGCAATCAGGGCTGCGGCTGCTGACAACTGCATAGCATAGCTTTTTGTTGGCAATGTTTTGTTGACGTCAACAAAATGTTCGGCCCCGTGCCGATACTGACAACAACGCGGCGGGGCTATTGCCTCGCCGCTGTATTTTAACAGGGTCGATTTCGACCCCTTTAGAAAGGACTGATTATTTTGGCAGAGTACACAAACGCGAATATTGTGAGCGTAGCCGCAGGCCAGAACGTTCCCCTGACCGAAACGGCGGTCAATAGCAAGCCCTGTATCGTGCATCGTCAGGGCGCAGGCATTGTCACGCTGCGCGGCCTCACCAATCAAAACCGCGCCCTGTTTCGGGTCTCCTTTGGCGGCAACATCGCCATTCCCACCGGAGGCACGGTTGAGGCCATCACGGCGGCGCTTGCCATCAACGGAGAACCGCTGACCAGTGCAACGGCGACCGTCACTCCTGCGGCGGTAGAAAACTACTTTAACATTTATGTTTCCGCACAGGTCTGCGTCCCGAAAGGCTGCTGCCTGACGGTCGCAATGGAAAACACCAGCACTCAGGCCGTCAACTTCGCCAACTCGAACCTGACGGTTGAGAGAATCGCGTGAAAGGAGAATGGACATGAGTAAGAAAGCAATGTACGAGCTTCGCAATATGCTGTGCGACGAACTCGACGAGCTGGCGCGTAAGGGCGACCTGGGCGCGGGCGACCTTGAGATCGCGCACAAGCTGACCGACACCATCAAGAACATCGACAAGATCGAGATGATGGAAGACGACGGTTACTCTCGCGACGGAGACTATTCGCGTCGCTATTCCCGCGATGGCGATTATTCCCGCGACGGAGATTATTCTCGCGGCGGCGACTGGCAGGCCGATATGCGCGGCACTTACGGCACGGGCAGCTCCTATGCTCGCCGTGGCACGCATTACGTCCGCGGGCACTACAGCCGCGCCGCCAGCATGGAGCACCTGCGCGAGCAGATCAACGACATGATGCGCGAGACGGACGACGACCGCGTAAAGGAAGCGCTGCGGCGTGCCGCGAGCCTGATGGAGGAATAAAGGGGGTGCGTCCCCTTGGTAGACGAAAACGAGGTCAAGCTTTGGATATCTCGGCTTGAGACGGAGGAATCGAGCTGGCCCAATTACCAAAAGCTGGCGGCGCTGTACATCATCCAAAATCAAAACGCGCCCAAAGAACCGGAAAGGCCGATGTTGTATTCGGCAGCTCCGGCGCCGGTCAAAACCTATGCGTCCGAAACGGTAGGCAGCTACGGCGACAGCGATTTTTTGCAGGCCGTCTCCGACATGGCTCCAGCAAGAGCGTGGGAGGTCATGGACGAGCTGATGGACAGCCTTAAAATCGTCAACGAGCGCGTCTATAATAGCGTCATGCGGAAGCTCGAAAAATGAGGACACCCCCGTCGTAAGGCGGGGGTGTCTTTTTGGGCATAATTTACCTTTGGGAACACAAAGGTCAAGTATGCCTAACGGGGCGTTACAAAAAACGCGCCGTCGTCATCTGCGTCAATTCGCCGGATAAAGCGCGTCCAGAATTCCTTCTTCTCTTCCCGCGAGTAAGTGTCATATTCAGCAAGTCCATTTCGGAGCGCATCAAGGTTTGTCTTCGGCTTTTCCTCTACCGCTTCAAGTGCTTTTTTCAAGCTCGCATACTCCCGCTTGTATTCGTCCAGCTCGATCAAATCATTCAGATAAAGAGTTTTCAGCTTGCTCATTTTCTTGCGTATCGCGTCCGCGCTTTGCGTGGGCTTTTTTTCTGCCTTTTTGTAATAGCGATTGTTTCGCTCGGCAATCCCCTCAAGCTCATGCAATAAGTAATCTTCCAGCGCGTCTTCGCGAATCCTCTTTTTGTGCCGACACGCGGAGTTGTCAAGCATTCGCGTTCGGCATCGGTAGTAGGTATAAATCTGCTTTGCCGTTTCCGACTGCATCGTTTTCCCACACTCTTTGCAATGCAACAAGCCGGAGAATAAATAAACACGATCGGTCTCAACTCCCGCGCAGCGCTGCGACCGCTGGCGGAGAATATCATTTACAATGTCAAAATCCTGCTTACTCACCAGGGCGGGGCAAGCGTTCTCGATGCCGTACACCTCACCAATATAAAGCCGGTTCCGAAAATAGTTTACATATTTGGTATATGCCCTGTCAATCTTCCACGTCTCGAGCATATACTTCTTTACGCCCAGCACACTTTGCAGCCTAATATACGCCGCAAACATATCTCGCGCGGCATCTGCCGTATCGTTATCGATCTGGTATTGCCTGTCCTTAACAATATACCCTAAAGGCGCTTTAGACCCTGCGGGTTGGCCCTTTGCCCGTTTTCCGTCGTTGATAAATTTGACTCGCTCGCTTGCGCGGTCGGCCTCGTCCTGCGCGACAGACAACATGATGTTGACCTTTAAGCGCCCCGACGCGGTGCGCGTCTCGTAGTCCTCTTCCGTCGCTTGCCATGTCACGCCGTATTGGTCAAGCCGCGTTTGCACGTCGTAGTATCCTGCGACATTACGAAACCATCGGTCGAGCTTGATAAACAAGATCGTGTCTACCTTCCCCGCTTTGCAATCGTCCAGCAGCCGCAGGAGCGCAGGGCGCTTTTTATACGGGTTTCGTGCGGAGATGCCCGCGTCCTCATAGATGCCCGCCACGGTCATTTTATTCGCTTTGGCATACCTTGTCAGCGCGTCCCGCTGCTCTTGTAATGACAGGCCATGCCGCGCCTGCTCCTCGCTCGAGACGCGGATATACAATGCCGCTCTCATCATAGCCCCCTCCAAAATCCGTAATCTATACAATGAAAATCAATGTACACGCACCACACAGCGAGAAAAACGATGATGAGGAACATTATAGCAATTACGCCGTTGCGGATACGCACGCCGCGCCGCATGATCTCAATGGTATCGGCCTTTGCGTCAACATGGCGTTCAAGCTCATCATTTCGCGCTTGCAAGGTTTCCTCGGTCGGCGTCAAGTGTTCGGAAATCCCGAACGCTTCATCAAGCGATATTCCAAGCGCTTTGCAGATCGGCGCGACGGTGTAGATCGACGGAGCTTTAGAAAACTTGGAAAAGAAGTTCTGCACGGTGGACAGCGGAACGCCGGAATCGTCTGAAATGTCTTGATAGGTTAGCTTCAATTCTTCTTTACGGATTCTACACACTTCTTGAATATTCATTTATGCCACCTTAATTTTTTCCGATTTTCGCGCCGCAAAGTCGCAAGATGAGGTCTTGTCGAGCCATGTCGAACGCTGCCTTATTGCAAGGCTTCGGCATTGAATTACCAAGCCAAAGTGGGCTACGGTAAAGACAAGCAGCGGCGACCGATCCCCGCCGGCTGCAAAAAGCCCTCGCCGTTGTTGCAGAGGCGGCGAGGGCTAACCTTACTTCATACCAAGGAGCTTGCCAAGTTTTCTTTGCCGCCCTGCTTTGGTCGTTGGGATCCCAGTTGCTTTTGAAATTTTCCTTTTCGTCTTCGTGATTCCGAGCGCACGTTTCCAGCTAAAAGACAAACCCGGAATTTTCATTACGTGTTCACCACCTTTTCAATCTTTTCAATCATCTTGTCGCATAGCTCGTGTCCATGCTTTAAACTTTCTTCCGGCATTTGGGCGGCATACTCGTCCACAATGGCAACAATGCCTTGAGCCTTTTTTATTTGCCCTCGAGTTAAGCCGAGAATATGCACAGTTTCTTTTTGAATGTACCGAGAAAGAAAATTGTTTGTATGGGTAGCCTTTTCGTTTTGTAGCATTTCGGCGCATTCGTTCGGGGAAACCCTTCCACCAGCCATACACTTAGTATCGCCACCTGCGACCTCTGCGATCTGTGCTACTGTTTGTTCGGCAAGCCCATATCGGTAAAAATAGGTTTCTATGTCGGTTGTATCGGCAATGATGCGAATGCAGTCCGCAAATATTTGCGATTGACGCTTAACAAAGGCAGTTTCCGCAGCGGTCATTTTTTTCTTGCCGAAAAGCGAGCCTAAAATACCCATTTACGCTTCCCCAATCTTTTGCAAATATTATTATTTTGTTGCACAGCGCCGTGCAGCAAATGCCTGTTGTGGGAATAGGTATGAATACCGAAAAGGAGGTCGAAGCATGGACGCACAGGTGCAAGCGGCGGTGGCGCTTTATCTGCTCCTAACGCCGAAGCAGAAAGACGAAATGCTCGCGCTGATTGAGCGCATCCTCGCGGAGGAGGAGCAAAAAATAGCCTTAGAGCCAAACGGAGGGACGCAAGATGTTGTATAACGACGCAGAATGTGATACAATAAAGTATAAAGAAATGCTGGCAGAAGCCTTTGACCTGATACAAAAGTTATCCGATGAACAACTTCAAAAAATCATGGAAGCTCTAAAATGATGATTTCTTTCATTGGTCTTCCTCAAAAGCAGCGCGGCCCATTTTTATAAACCGCTCCAGCTTTTCCGGCGGCAATGACAACACAAACTGAATAGCGGCCTTCTGCAACTCCGTATAGTCCTCGCCCTCTGTGGCGGGGGCTTTTTCGTTCTCGCTTGGCGTTATCCCCGCCAGCTCAAGAATAGACGCACCCAAGTAATTTGCAATTACTTCAATGGTTTCAAACGGTGGGCTTTTTTTGGAATCTTCCCACTTACCAATCATTCCATTCCCAAGGCCAAGGTCTTTCTCTATTTGTTTGATCGAGGTCCCGCGTATTTGCGCAAAGCTTTTTATGTTTTGGACGATGATTTTATTACGTGTATTCATAGGCAAAAATATTTCTATTTGTAGCGAGTTAGCTATTGACAGGTAGCGGATTTTCTACTATAATAGCTTTCAGAGGGTGATAAAAACCAAGCCCCCACCGAATGCGGGCCTTAGAAAATGTTGAATTATGTCTGCAAAACTATAATAGCGCATTTTCTATCTTCTTGTCAAGAGCGTGGGGCAATTCCCTCAAAAATTTTCTATGCTACGCTATAGAAAATTCGCATTGTCCTTGACAATGCGAATGAGTGTGAAAGGAGGATCGAGAGTGATTTATGAGAACGTCAAGCGCCTTTGCGATGAGCGAAATATCAGCATTTGGGCGCTTGAGAGAGCGTGCGGCATCGCAAATGGCGCGATTGGGAAGTGGAATGGCAGTATCAATGCTCCGCGCATTGACACCGTGAAAGCCATCGCCGATTACTTCGGCGTTACCGTGGACGCGCTTTTGAAGCCAGATGAAAAGTAAAGGAGGAAGGAGAGAGTATGAACTGGATTATCGTTATTGTTTTCGGCATCATCGGCATCTGCGTTTCACATTGGCTTGAGGGAAAGATAGATTCCTCTTTGTGCCTGTTGGCAGTAGAAGTAATCTCTATCATTGCCATAGTCACGGCGGTAGTGGTTATCCTTGTAGGCGTGCTCGAAACGCCACAGTCCATCAATAACTTTAACCGCCAGAAGGCATACATCGAAATGCACGAAGCGAAAAACGCCGTGGAAGATGCGGCGCTGACTTCCAAGAAAATCGAGCTGAATGAGTGGCTTTATGACGCACAGTGCAGCAAATCCCGATTTGGTGGTTGGAGCTTTTACCCCGACAGCATTTTTGACTTGGAGCCGATTGAATGAAATGGCATAAGAAAAGCCCTGTTCAGCGTAGCAGGCCGAACAGGGCAACCGGACAAATCTCAGCACAGATATTGTGTCCGTGCTTATTGTAGCACGAGAGAAAGGAAAAGGCAATGAGAAAAAAGCCGGAATACAAGATCATTTGGGTCACGCCCCCTGACCCTGTAAAGCTGGGGACGATTATGGGCGAGATTTACGCACGCGGTCGCGGCCTTGAGTTTGTCGGCCTCGTACCGAACGAGAAGAAGGGAGAAAAGGCATGAGCACGCTGTTTATCTTTATCGGCATCGGCACCGTGACGCATTGGGTTATGCGGGCGCTGGACAAACTGGAGGGCATGGCATGAAAAAGCCGGATATCTCCCGCGTACTGGAGTGGGCGATGTTTATAGTGATTATTGGTCTTTTGATTGTACTTACATCCGCGGTCGTTGCATTGGCTATTTCGCTTTTTAGCTCAAACGCAGAAGCAAAAGCGCCGTACAAGGGCGAGCCGCCGGCCATCGAGGACAAGCTCCCCGGTGAGGACAAGCCCGCAGAGGGGAGCGCGGAACTTACCATCGGCGAACCGCTCGGCGAATTTAAGCTGACCGCTTATTGTCCGTGCATGAAGTGCTGCGGCAAGACCGACGGAATCACCTCGACCGGCACGACCGCCACAGAGGGCCGCACGATCGCGGTTGACCCTCGCGTGATCCCTTACGGCTCCACCGTCACGATCTACTTTGCCGACGGCACGAGCCATACATACACCGCCGAGGATTGCGGCGGCGCGATCAAGGAGAACCGCATCGACGTGTTCTTTGACGACCATCAGGCCGCGCGGGAGTTTGGCGTACAAACCGCTTACGTTTACAAGGAGGAGTCAGCATGACGGACGATGTTATCACTCTGCGAAACCATCTTCGCGTCGGCGCCCAGAACGCGCTGCGCCGTTGGCAGCTCTGCGAAATGACCGGCTGGACAGACCGGCACTTGCGCAAGGTGATCGAGGCGGCACGATGCGAGGAGGACGGCGAGAAATACTGCATTATGAACTTTGGCAAGGGCTACTACTTATCAAACGATCCGGCAGAAGCCGAAGCGCTCCGAAAGATCGAGATGGCGCGAATAGCGTCCATTGTCGGGCGGACATACGGCCTGTCGGAGATGATACGGAAAGCGGGGAGGTCGTAATTTACATGGTTTACAAATGCGAAGCCTGCTACGCGATCTTCTTTGAGCCGTACACTTATCAGGTACGCGAGAACCTTGACGGCGAGAATGGCATAGAAACGCGTACGGTCGCCGAGTGCCCGTTCTGCGGCGAAGAATTTTTTGAGGAATTGGAGGAGGCAGAAGATGGTAACGAAGATACCGATTGACGGCATGAGCCGCGAGGAATGGCTTGCGGAGCGCCGGAAGAGTCTCGGCGGCAGCGACATGGGCGCTGTGCTGGGACTGAACAAATACCGCTCCCCGTATGCGGTGTGGGCGGAGAAAACGGGGCTGATTGGCGAGACGCCCGACAATGAAGCCATGCGGCAGGGCCGCGATCTGGAGGAGTATGTCGCGTGCCGCTTCGAGGAGGCAAGCGATAAGGTCGTCCAGCGCGTGAATTACATTCTGCGCAACGACGACGCGCCGCATCTCCATGCGAACATCGACCGCCGCATTCTCAAGGAGAGCGCCGGTCTGGAGTGCAAGACCGCCTCGGCATTGAGCATGAAAAACTATGTGGGCGGCGGATTCCCTGAAAGCTACTACGCGCAATGCGTGACCTACCTCGCCGTGACCGGCTGGAAGCGCTGGTATCTGGCGGCGCTGGTGCTGAACAAGGCTTTTTTCATCTATCAGGTCACGACCGTGCCGGACGACGAATGCCCCGCGTGGTGCGAGAGCAGCATTTATGTCTCGCCGGACGAGATCGCGGCGCTCAAACGCTGCGCGGCGGACTTCTGGACGGCTCATGTTGAGACCGGAGAGCCGCCCGCTCCGGACGGCGAAGAGAGCACCACGGAAATGCTGGAAACGATCTACGCCGGAGGCGGCGGCTGCGTGGAGCTGTTCGGAAGAGAGACTGCGCTCGCGCAGTATTTTGAGCTGACCGGCGAAAAGAAGAAGCTGGAAACGCGCATCGAGACCATCAAGCAGACCATTATGCAGGACATGGGTGACGCAGAAAGCGCCGAGTGCGGGCGCTATTCCGTTTCGTGGGCGGCGCAGAGCCGTTCCACCTTTGACGCAAAGGCATTCGCGAAAGACCATCCCGACGCAGACCTCGGCAAGTATTACGAGCAAACCACATTCAGAAGATTTTCTATTAAGGAGGTCAAAGCATTATGAAAGAGGGACTTATCCAGAACGCGCAGACCACGCAGGCCGTGAAAAGCGGCAAGCCGCTGACCATGCAGGACTACATCAAGAAGATGGAGGGCGAGATCGCAAAGGCGCTGCCGAGCGTCATTACGCCGGAACGCTTCACCCGCATCACGCTCTCCGCGCTCAGCGCGAACAAGCAGCTCGCGCAGACCACGCCGCAGAGTTTCCTCGGCGCGATGATGACCGCCGCGCAGCTCGGCATGGAGCCGAACACCCCGCTCGGACAGGCGTACTTGATCCCCTACAAGAACCACGGCACATTGGAGTGTCAGTTCCAGCTCGGCTATAAAGGCCTCATTGACCTGGCGTACCGCAGCGGCGAGGTCAACATCATTCAGGCGCAGGTGGTCTATGAGAACGACGAGTTCGAATATTCCTTCGGTCTGGAACCGAAGCTCACCCACCGCCCCGCGAGCGGCGAGCGCGGAGAGCCGCGCTTCGTCTACGCCATGTTCCGCACGAAGGACGGCGGCATGGGCTACGATGTGATGAGCGTGGAGGACATTCGCGCCCACGCGAAACGCTTTTCCAAGGCATACAGCAATGGCCCGTGGCAGACCAACTTTGAGGAAATGGCGAAGAAAACTGTTTTGAAGCGCGTGCTGAAATACGCCCCGCTCAAGAGCGATTTCGTCCGCGCGGTGGCGGCGGACGAGACTGTCAAGACGAAGATCGACGCGGATATGTATTCCGTGCCGGACGAGACCGTGATCGAGGCGGAGGGCTACGAGGTAGACGAGGGCACCGGCGAAGTGATCGACAATGAACAGCGGGAGGAATCAATATGAGCATGAATCGAGTTTGCATTATGGGGCGCCTGACGCGCGCCCCCGAGCTGCGCCGCACACAGAGCGGAACAGCTGTCACATTTTTTACGCTTGCCGTGGACGATGATTTTAAGGACAAGCAGAGCGGCGAGCGCAAAACGTATTTCATTGATGTTGTGGCATGGCGGCAGACCGCTGAGTTTGTCAACCAGTATTTCGCAAAGGGCCGCATGGCTATCGTGGACGGGCGCTTGCAGTCTCGCAAATGGGACGACAAGGACGGCAACAAGCACACGACCGTCGAGGTAATTGCCGACAGCGTATACTTCGGCGACAGCAAGCGGCAGGAGGGACCCGCCGCATACAGCGTCGCATCAAGCAGCCCGGGCGAGTTTGCAGAGATCGAGGACGACGGCGACCTCCCGTTTTGATGGAGGCGCAGTATGAAGTACGACGCTTTGATTTACGATTGCGATTTTGAGAACATCTTTGATGCCGATGATCCGGCATATCAGAATATGATCCGCATCGACGGCCTCTCGCAATCAGAAGCAGATGACCTTTGCGACATTATGATCCAGCACGGCGTATCAATTTGCCTGCTCCCCTATAAGGAGTGAGCGCATGGCGGATATGACTTACATCAAGCTGTTTGTCGATTACTTAGACGCAATAGAGCCACTCGGTGACGCTGAGAGGGGGAGGCTTTTCACTTCCTTGTTAGAATACGCAAGGACGGGCGAAGCCCCGCAGCTTGGCGGGAACGAACGGTTTCTTTTCCCTATGATGAGGGCGCAGATCGACAGGGACAATGCTGCAATGGCGGGATTATCCGAAGCGCGAAGCAAGGCCGGGAAGATCGGAGCTGAAGCAAAACAAGCAAATGCAGGATTTGCCAAGCAAAACAAGCAAATGTCAAATTTGCCAAGCAAATCAAGCTATGACAAAGACAAAGACAAAGACAAAGACAAAGACAAAGACTATATATCCCCCCCTCCCCCCTTACCGCGCACGGCTCCCACGTTTGACGAGGTTGCCGAATATGCCAAGCTGCGCGGAGGGCTTATTGACCCCAAGCCATTCTACGAGTTTTACTCCGTCGCCGGGTGGAGGGACACCGAGGGCAAGCCGGTCTATAACTGGCAACAGAAATTCCAGCTATGGGAAAAGCGTGAGCTGGAGAAGAAAGGGGGCGCGATGAATGGACATGGTCACGATACTGGAAGAGATTCGAAAAAATGGAACGTCCCCGGAGCCGTCAATCTCTGACGAATGCCCACTATGCGGCGGAGTGGGGTACACCGTGCGGAGGTCAGCAGACGGAAACGCGGAGTACCGTGAGTGCGAATGCTCCATCCGCAAAAGGAATCTGCAACGCATCGAGAGAAGCGGGCTTAAAGAGCTTTTGCAGAGATGCACGATGGAGAACTACCGCGCGACTGAGCCGTGGCAGAAGCAGGCCAAAGAGGCAGCGGAACGCTATCTTGCCGATTGGCGCGGAAGATGGTTTTATGCCGGAGGAAGCCCCGGCAGCGGGAAAACGCATCTTTGCACGGCAATGTGCGGGAAGCTCATGGATGCCGGATTACCGGTACGCTATGTGCAATGGCGCGCGGACATTCCTGCCATCAAAGCAAAGGCCAACGATGCCGAGGCATATCAAGACGCCATTGATCCGCTGAAAAGCGTCAAGGTGCTGTACATTGACGATTTTCTCAAGGGAACGGCGACAGAGGCCGATCGAAACATTGCGTTTGATCTGCTCAATGCGCGGTATATCAAGCCAAGCCTTGTGACAATCATCAGCTCCGAGTGGACGATCTCGCGCGTGCTGGACTGGGACGAGGCGATAGGCTCGCGCATTGCGGAGCGGTCGAAAGGCTGCGTGCTGAATATTACCGGGCCCAAAAACTACCGGCTGAAATGAAAAAATACCCGTTAGGAGGAAAGCATGATGACAAAGAAAATTCTTGACGTGACCTGTGGGAGCAGAACGATTTGGTTCAACAAGAACCATCCTGCTGCGATCTACTGCGACGTTCGGGACGAGGAATGCACGGGGGTATGGAAGAGTACCAACAGAGATTCGGAGCGAACCTGCATCGTGCATCCTGACGTTCTGTGTGACTTCACGGATCTGCCGTTTCCTGATAATTCGTTTGCGCTGGTCGTATTCGACCCGCCGCATTTGCGCCGCGTCGGCGAGAATGCGTGGATGCGGAAGAAATACGGGCAGCTCGGCGAGGGTTGGCCCAAGATGCTGCATGACGGATTCCGCGAGTGTATGCGCGTATTAAAACCGGACGGTGTGCTGATTTTTAAGTGGGCAGAAACGCAGATCCCCGCTGCAGATGTTTGGGCGGCAATCGGAGAACGCCCCCTTTTCGGGCATCATAGCGGCAAAAAATCACAAACCTTTTGGGGCTGCTTTATGAAGTTGGAAGGGAGATGACGTGATGGAAAAAAATAATTGCTTACGTTGCAATTTCCGGCATGAGGACAACGGAAACTGCACCGCGGTCGGTGGATTTTGCACTGCGATCCCGGCAGCGCACTGCCCGCTACTGCGGCAGTATTTGGACACAAGGCTGACGCCGGAGGAAATTAACGATCTGGCGAGCGTGCGGGAAATATCGCCAGAAGCGGAATATGCCATCAATAAACACGCCGACAGCATCATTGAGCGGCTCGACAAGTTGCTTGCACAGACGGATGATGATGACCGTCTCCGCGAGCTGGGCGAGGCCGACAAGGACGGTCGGCTGGTGGTGCCGCCGTGCAAGGTTGGCGATACGGTATGGGTAACAAGAAATCCGTGGACGGGTAAATTGCTAAAAAAACCATTAGATGCCTACGTCGATGGCATGAAGATGTATTCCCACGGGTTATATGTGAATTTGCTTTTCGATACCCGAAAAATCAACGGGACGAGGGATTACGAGATCAACCATATTGGCAAGACCGTATTCCTGACTCGCGAGGAGGCGAAAGCGGCATTGGAGGCGATGAAGGATGGCAATTAGCAAATCAAAGCGCGAAGCGGTCTATCGAAAATATAAAGGCCATTGTGCGTATTGTGGGCGCGAAATCGCTTACAAGGATATGCAGGTAGACCATTTTCACCCATTGAGGGCATGGGGGATCGAGGACGCTGGAACAGATGACCTTGACAACCTCATGCCAGCCTGCCGTATGTGCAACCACTACAAGCGTGCAAATTCGCTTGAAACATTTAGACAGTACATTGAAGAAATCCCTCGCAAACTGCGCGACAACTACATCTACAAGGTCGGCGTGGCTTATGGCGAAGTCGTAGAGCAAGCACACCCCGTTAAGTTCTATTTTGAGCAACAGGAGGCGATTGATGATGTTTGACTTGAAACCTTGCCCGTTCTGCGGTGGAGAAGCAATCCTTGAAACGGTAGATGGCAACAGCCCGGAAGAGTGCTATATATACTGCCCAGAGTGTGATTTTGAAAGTGGCGTATATAGCGAACCCAAATTTATCGTCGAAAAGTGGAACAGGAGGGCTGAAAATGGCAACGGTTAAATGCGCTCTGGGCAAGAGAGGGCGCCCGTCCCACGAGTGGAATGACGGAAAGAAAGACCGCATCTACTGCCTCGGATGGGTTGACCCGATGACGGATAGGCCGCTACCGGAATGTTTGGCTTGCCCCGATTTTGTTGACAAGGCACAGGATGACTTGGACGCATTTTATGGGAGGGCTGACAATGGATGACTACATTGAGCGGGATGCGCTTTTAGCCGATATTTCCGCTGCCGTGAAGCATAGAGGTATGGGGGAGATTATAGGACAAACTCTCATGAGGTATGTCAAACGTCAACCCGCCGCTGATGTTGCCCCGGTGGTGCATGGACATAAGGTTGACGACGGGGGTTTCTACGCCAGATGCTCTCAATGCGACGGGGTACTGCCTCTTTGCGCCAACTATTGCCCCAACTGCGGCGCGAAGATGGACGGAGGCGGTGACACATGAACAACTGCGAATCCTGCCTTTACTATCCGCCCAGTTCCTGCGATGGAAAGCCGTGCTGTGTCTGTTGTGATACGGATGATCCAGAGTTAAGCTGCTATATCGAGCGGAAGGAGGACACATGATCCGTATCATCATCGACATCGAAGACCACGGCGACAAGCTGGCAACCAAGGAGGCCGTGGCAATGGCGCTTGAGCAGTTCGGCAAGGTGCGCGTGGTCATGGTAACAGACGGGAGGGGAAAATGAAGAAACTAAAATTATACCAATTTTGCAGCTACAGAGAGCGGAGGGAGGGATGACGGATGATGGGCTATCCATATTTTTCATTGCGCGATCTGCGTAAGATTGAACGCACGTTGGCAACCTCAGACGCGATGATGGGAAGATATTGCAAACGCACGCAGAAAAAGCGGCGCAAGGATGCGCGGCGGAACGGGAGGGGAAAATGAGCCTGACGGCATCTGACCTTGCACGTCTTGGGCCTGCGGCACAAAAACAGGTGGTCGAAAAGGTACTTGCTCAAAAAACGGGCAAGTACCACAACCGCAAAACCGTGCGGCATGGCATCACGTTTGACAGCAAGCACGAGGCAGACCGCTATGCTGAGCTGAGGCTGCTGCTGAAAGCGGGGGAAATACACGATTTGAAGCTGCAACAGACGTACAAGCTTGTGGGGGTGCAGAGAACGCCCACAGGAGCCGCTGTGAGGGCAGTTACATACATAGCCGACTTCGTGTATACCCGCGACGGGAAAACGATTGTAGAGGACGCCAAGGGCTTTAAGACAAAGGACTATATCATTAAGAAAAAATTGATGCTGGAGCGATTCGGCATATGGGTGGAGGAAGTATAAATGGCAGAACAAAGTTCGACGCTTTGCTGGTCGTGCAAATACGCCTGCGGAAAATGCCCTTGGTCTGAATGCGACAAGGAAACGCGGAAGCTGAAGTGGCAGCCGGTGGAAGGTTGGCGCGCGATCAAAACAAAGGTTTTGATGAATTCTTGCGGCGGCGCTCGCAGGCATTACGAGACAAGCTATCGCGTGCTTGCCTGCCCGCAGTACGAGGTGGGATGATATGAGCTGCTTTAACTGTCGGGAGCGGCACGTCGGCTGTCATTCGACCTGCGAGCGATACGCTGCGTGGCTGCAAGAAAAGAAAGAGGCAAAAAGCAACGAAACGGTCAGCATAGCCGAAGAAAGCGCGATGATTAATTATATTCAGAGGTCAAAAGACCGATACAAACGGAGGGTGGGGAGAAAATGATTGAATTTCCCTATTGCGTCTATCCGGCGCTGAAAAAGGTTTTCTGCGAGCGGCAGTACACGCGCCGCCAGCTTGCCGATGCGGTAGGCATTTCCAAAAGCAACATCTGGTGGTGGCTGTCGGGAAACAATCAGCACACCATCGACGTGATCAAAGGCATCCTCAGAGAGAGCGGCCTGACATTTGAGGAAGCGTTTGGAGGTGCGGAATGAAAGTAGGCGACAAGGTGCGGGCGCAGTTTATGACGGTGCCGGAGGAGTTCCCGGGAAAGGCGCGCGGCGAAAAGCTGTACCCGATCCGCACCGGCGTGGTGACGTACATCCATCCGCAGAGACGCTATGTGACCGTGGCGATCATGGTAGACGGCAAGGAGATCAAAGAGAGTTTCCGACCAGAGGAGGTGCTGGCATGAAATGCGAGTTATACCATGACAATTTTCAGAATTTTAAGCGATACAATATTCCGAAAGCGCAGCTGGTGATTGCGGATATCCCCTATAACATCGGCGTGGACGCCTATGCAAGCAATCCGATGTGGAACAACGGAGGGGATAATAAAAATGGAGAAAGTAAGCTTGCGAAGCAGAGCTTTTTTCACACGGACGGAACATTCAAAATTGCGGAGTATATGCACTTCTGCAATCGTATGTTGCGCAAGGAACCGAAGGAAAAAGGGCAGGCTCCGGCAATGGTCGTGTTTTGCGCGTTTGAGCAAATGCAAACGGTGATTGAATACGGCAAGCGCTACGGGTTCATGAAAAGCTATCCGCTGTTTTTCTGTAAAAACTATTCCGCGCAGGTGCTGAAAGCCAACATGAAGATCGTTGGCGCGACGGAATTTGCGGTCGTCCTCTACCGGGACAAGCTGCCGAAATTCCGTAACGTTGGTTCGGATGGCGAGCGGCACATGGTATTTGATTGGTTCGCGTGGGAGAGAGACAAACGCAGTCAATATCCAAAGGTGCATCCGACACAAAAGCCGGTAAACGTGCTGAAAAAGTTGATTTCCGTATTCACAGACGAGGGAGACGTTGTAATTGACCCATGCGCGGGAAGCGGCTCTACGCTTCGCGCAGCTTATGAGATGGGGCGTAATGCTTATGGGTTTGAGGTGGACAAGGGGTTTTACGAGGCAGCGAAAGAAAAGATGCTTGCTCCCTTGTTTGCAAAGCCTGAATTTGAGCAGATCGGAATGGGGGATGTGGTATGAACGCGTTTCCCGAGCGTTTGAAGCGCTTACGGGAGAGAAAAAGAATAAAGCAATATGTCTTATCTGAACTGTGCGGCCTTCACCGTGACGCGGTGAGGCGGTACGAGGCGGGGGAGGCTACGCCCACAACGGACGCATTGGAAAGCATCGCCGATAAATTCGGGGTATCGGTCGATTATCTGCTCGGAAGGACGGATAATCCGATGACCGTGGACGATTATCTAAAAAAATTTTGAAAATTCCCCTTTTAAGGGGAAAAATAAGAAAAACCTATGCAAAAATAGAGGCGTGATGGGGCGAGGCTCTTCACGCCTCTGCTTTTTCATCTGTTTCCTCCTCCCTTGATAGCCCGCCCTTCGGGGCGGGCGGTTGAGGGCAATATGCGGCATAGGTGCCCCGTAAGGGGAGACCACAGCGAGTGACGGGGGCTTTCCCCGAAGCGCTAAAGCAGGGCAGGACTGCAATGCCGTACCAAAAGAGGAGAGCCGCTGCCCTGAGAGTGCGGCACGTTGTAGCCCCTCGGGGCGGGTAAAGTCTGCTATGTGAGGCCAAGGGGCGGGGGCTGGTAGCAAAATTGATTTGAGGTGGTGAAATGGCTGCGCGTCTGACAGACCGACAGCAACGCTTTGTTTCTGAGTATTTAATAGATCTGAATGCAACACAGGCTGCTATCCGGGCGGGTTACAGCAAAAAGACAGCTGATAGAATCGGACCGGAACTGCTTGGGAAAACTTGTGTTTCGGAAGCGATACAGGCGGCAAAGGACGCCAGAAGCAAGCGAACAGAAATTACGCAAGATCGTGTCCTTGAGGAATATGCAAGGGTTGCTTTTTTTGATCCAAGAAAGATGTTTGACGCGGATGGCAACCCGCTGAACATTTCTGAACTGGATGATGACACTGCGGCGGCGGTTGCCGGTTTAGAGGTTGTAAAAGAATTTGATCCAGACACGGGAGTGACCTCATACACAAAGAAGTATAAAATCGCAAACAAATTAGGAGCGCTGGATAGCGTCGCAAAACACCTCGGAATGTTCAATGGAACATTTGGGGCGCCGAAAGATGAGGAAAACGAAGACGCGCTTAGTCAGAGCCTAAAGGAAATGGCAAAGGAGCTTGAGAGCGATGATTAGCCCAAAGCAAGCAAAAATCCTCGCTTTCCCCTATTCCAAGTATGACGCGCTGATCTGCGACGGCGCAGTTCGTTCCGGCAAGACCTCTATCATGATGTGGGCGTTTGTCCGCTGGGCGATGGAGAATTTCAGCGGTCAGCGCTTCGGCGTGTGTGGCCGCACGGTGGATAGCTGCACCAAGAACATCATCGTGCCGTTTACGGCGATGAGCCTTGCGAAGGAACGCTATATTATCCGTTGGCGGCGTGGCGATAAGGTGATGGAAGTGCGGCGCGGAGCCGTGACGAATTACTTTGAGGTGTTCGGCGGCAAGGACGAGGCAAGCTATACGCTGATCCAAGGCCGCACGCTGGCAGGTGTGCTGCTGGACGAAGTGGTGCTGATGCCGCGCTCGTTCGTGGAACAGGCATTGACCCGCTGCTCCGTTGACGGTGCAAAGCTGTGGTTTTCCTGCAACCCGGGAAGCCCGCAGCACTGGTTTTATACAGAGTGGATACAGCGGAACAAAGAGCGGAACGCGCTGTATCTGCATTTTGAAATGACGGACAACCCCGGATTATCTCAAAAGACGCTGGAACGCTATCAAGCAATGTTTTCCGGCGTGTTTTACGATCGTTACATCCGAGGACTGTGGGTGCTGGCCGAGGGGCTGATCTATCCCATGTTCGACGAGAGCTGCATTGTGGACGAGCTACCGGAAAAGGGAGAATACTATGTTTCCTGCGACTACGGCACGCTTAACCCGTTTTCCGCAGGGCTGTGGTGCTGGGACGGCAAGACGGCCACGCGTATCCGCGAGTATTACTATTCCGGGCGCGAGAACCAGAAGAACAAGACGGACGAGGAATACGCCGACGAGATTAAAAAGCTCATCGGAAAGGCGGACGTCAAAAGCATCATCGTTGACCCATCTGCCGCCTCGTTTATCGAGGTCTTGCGGCGGCGCGGTTATATGGTGAGAAAGGCCAACAACGACGTAACCAACGGCATTATGACAACGGCACGGTTTTTGCAGGACGGCGTAATCAAGATACACCGAGATTGCAAAGACTGCATTCGGGAGTTTGGGCTATATCGGTGGGATGAAAAATCCGCTGATGACAGACCAATCAAGGAAAACGACCACGCGATGGATGAAACACGGTATTTTGCTTATACGGTCCTGAAGAACAAGGCGTATCGGCGCGAGTATACACCACTTTGGAACAGATAGGACGGTGAGCGGCTATCAAAACATATAACGACCTTGTGGCGGTCGGTGACAATGAGCAGGCGCGCATTGAGTTTATCCGCAGCGCAATCAATGAGCACCGCGAGAGCACAGCGTATAAAACGGCGGTGGATGCGGAGGAATACTATAACGGTCTAAATCCGACCATCAACCGCTATGAGAAGATCATCTATGATATGCAGGGACGTTCCCACACGGATATGTGGACGGCAAACCACAAGCTGGCCAGCCGCTTCTTCGGTCTGGCGGTGGATCAAGAGGTCTCGTATCTGCTTGGCAACGGTGTGACCTTTGCGGAGAAGGAAACGCCAAACAAGCTATGCCCGGACTTCGACCAGGAAGTCATGGATGCGGCACGTGAGGCGAAAATCGCGGGCGTGTCCTTCGGTTTCTGGGACCTGACGCATTTGCGGGTGTTCTCTCTGCTTGAGTTTGTTCCCCTCTATGATGAAGAGGACGGCGCGATGAAGGCCGGTATCCGTTTTTGGCAGGTGGCGCAGGATAAGCCCCTTAGAGCGACGCTATACGAGCTGGACGGCTTTACCGAGTATTTCCAGCCGAAAAACAAAGACATGAGCGTATTGCAGGAAAAGCGCAGCTACAAGCTCGTTATCCGCAAGGCCGAAGTCGGCGAAACCGAAATCTATGACGGCGGGAATTATTCGAGTTTCCCCATCGTGCCGCTGAAAAATAACAAGCGGTGCCTGTCCGAAATTGTTGGCAAGCGCAATACCATTGACGCGCTCGACCTTGCGTCCTCCAACATGGTCAACAACGTGGATGAGGGCAACCTGATTTATTGGGTGCTGTCTAACTGCAACGGCATGGACGACCTCGACGATGCAAAGTTTGTGGAGCGCTTAAAAACCACACACGTCGCCCACGCTAACGGCGACGATGGCGCGAAGGTGGAGAGCAAAACCATCGAGGCGCCGTATGAGGGCACCAGCAGCACCATTGACATGCTCAAGAAAAAGCTGTACGAAGATTTCCAGAGCTTTGACGCTGCGGCGGTATCCGCGGGCAACCAGACGGCGACCGCGATCAAGGCCAGCTATGTGCCGCTGGATCTGAAAACGGACAAGTTTGAATCCGAGGTCACGCGGTTTATTGTTGAGATTCTGCGTCTGGCAGGCATTGAGGATCAGCCGAGTTATACGCGCAATCAGATCATCAACAAGAGCGAGGAAACGCAAAATATCCTTTTGGGTGCGGCGTATTACGATGACGAGTACATCACAAAGAAGCTTCTGACCATCAACGGCGACATTGACCAGTACGAGGACATGGCAAAGCGGAAGGCGGCAGAAGAGATTGACCGCAGTCTTGCGGAACCGGTCGCGCCGGGGGTGAACGGCGATGGCGAACAGTGACCTCGGCCACAAGCTGACCGATAAGGAGTTTGCAAAGCTGGAACGGCGCATTGCAAAGCTGTACCGCGAGGCTGGGAAAGAACTGCAAGCTACCATCGACGCATATTTTAAGCAGTTTGCCAAGCGCGACGAGGAAATGAAAGCGCTGATCGGTACCGTGCAGAACGGCAAGGAGTGGACAGAGGCCGACTATAAGCAATGGCGGCTGAACCAAATCGGGCGAGGGGAACGCTATCAGGCTATGCGTGACAAGGTAGCGCACCGTGTGACCGACGCAAACGCCGTGGCGGTGTCCTACACCAACGATGCAACGCCCGGTATTTACTCCCTCAACCGCAATTATTCGGCGTACACCATCGAGCAGGTCGCGGGCAACGTCGGCTTTGACCTGTGGGACGAGCAGACGGTCAAGCGGCTTATGGTAGAGCAATCCAATTTAATGCCGTACTACCCACCGAAACGCGCCTTAAAGCGCGGTATCGACCTCGCGTATGGCAAAAAGCAGATCACGGCCAGCGTCACTAGTTCCATTTTGCAGGGCAAAAGCATCAAACACATGGCGGATGACCTGCAAAAGCGCATTACCACCATGAGCCGCGATTCCGCAATTCGCACGGCCAGAACTGCCGTGACCGGCGCGCAGAACGCCGGACGCATGGACAGCTACGCGGCGGCGGAAAAGATGGGCATTAAGCTCAAGAAACGTTGGCTTGCCACGCTGGACAACAGGACGCGCCATGCACACGCCATGCTTGACGGCCAGCAGGCCGACATTGACAAGCCCTTTAAGGTCGACGGCTATGAGATCATGTTTCCTGGCGATACTTCCGCACCCGGCTATCTTCTGTATAACTGCCGTTGCACGACGACTGCGGTGGTGGATGGCGTAGATACCTCATCGGCGCAGAGGCGCGTCAGAAACGCCGATACGGGGCAAACAGAGGTTATTTCGAATATGTCCTATGCGGAATGGGCTGGATGGAAAAAGGATACAAAGCAAGTTGCAAGTGCGGCAAAATCTGCTATAATAGAAGAAAACAAGCCGTTGCCAATCACTATTTCGGATTGCACCACGGAGACGCGGAAATATGATTTTAGTGATGGAACGGAAAACGGGACGAGAAAATCCGCAAATGCCACGGTTTATAAAACTCCAGACGGAACAGAGTTTGTATTTCCAGTGAGTTACAACAAAGCGCACCAGACGATGACCCCAGAGAAAGCGGTTGAGCTTTGGGGTAAGGTTCCAGAAAAATTACGGGATATGGGGCAAAAACAAATCATATTCCAAGATGTTCATAATCCGCAAGACAAATACTGGAGAAAGCGATACAAGAAATTCCGAGGCAGTTATGCTACGGGCGGGGATGACATCAATTTTTGGCGTTATGATCATCCGCATAACGACGATTATGTTGTGCGAACGTATTGCCATGAAATCGGGCATAAAGTTGACACGGACAATAGCGTAAATGGCACACGCTTCTCAGAGTACACATGGTGGACGGATGCAATGGCTGAAGATAAGAAGGTATCCGGTCAAAAATCGGTTACAGTCTACGGAGAAAACGCCAATTCTGAGGATTTTGCGGAAAGCGTGGCCGAATTTGTTAAAAATCCGGACGCATTCAGAAAGATGTTTCCGAACAGAGCGAAAATCATTGATATTTTCTTAAGGTAAGGCGGTGAGCGCTTATGAAAACAAAAAAGTTTTATGATGACAATGGAAAACTTGTTAAAGAGCGTGTTTACGGGAAAACACCGTCCGGTGGCGATTATTCGGAAATCTGCTATATCGATAACAATCGAATGGTTATCAGAGAGTGCAAGGAGGATGGTACGCTTATTGCTGAAACATGGGGTGAGCGATGAGCGTTACAATCCAAGATCACAGTGCGGAGGTTTCCGCTGAAATCAAGGCGGCGCTGCTGCGGGGACTTGAAAAGTGCGGGATGGTGGCAGAGGGATATGCGAAAAAGCTGTGCCCCGTTGACACCGGCAATCTGCGGAACAGCATCACCCATGTGGTAGACGAGCAGGAACCGGCGGCGATCATCGGGTCGAACAATTCTTACGCCGCGTACGTTGAGCTTGGCACGGGCATTTACGCCGAAGGCGGAGGCGGACGGCCTACGCCGTGGGTGTACCAAGACGCAAAGGGCAACTGGCATTACACGCGCGGCAACAAGGCACAGCCATTCCTAAAGCCTGCTGCCGCCGACCATGCGGGGCAGTATCGGGACATTCTGGAAAGCGAGCTGAAAAATGGATAACGAGACCATCAAGGCCATCGAGGCCATTATACGGCGCGGCAATGACGCGGAGATCCGGCGCAAGGGCGACGGGTATATCGTATTAGAGGTCAAGAAAACAATCAAATATTCAACTTCCGCGTAATAGGGCGCGGGAAAGGGCAATAGGAGCCAGCTACTGAGAATTTCTTGGTGGTTGGCTCTTTTGTTTTCGGTAAAACCCGCGAGGTACAGCGGTTTTATACAATCTATCGCCGCGACGGACTGCGGACAAGGGAAAGGAAGATAGAACAATGGCACTTACACGCAAACTTTTGAAGGGCATGGGTCTAACCGACGAACAGGTGGATACCATCATCGAGGCGCATACCGACACCGTGGACGGCTTGAAAGCTGATGTCAGCAAGTATAAGGCGGACGCGGAGAGGCTGCCCAGCGTCCAGAAGCAGTTGGACGATCTCAATGCGGCAGGTGACAACGGCTATCAGGAGAAGTACGAGAAAGAGCACAAGGCTTTTGAGGACTTCAAGGCCAATGTCACGGCAAAGGAAAGCAAGGCGGCAAAGGAAAAGGCCGTGCGCGCTTACTTTGAAAGCAAAAACATCACCGGCGCGAATCTCGACCTCGCGATGCGCGGTTGCGGCGAGGAAATGGCCGCATTGGAGCTGGACGGCGAGAAGATCAAGGACACCAAGAGCCTTGATGCACTCGTAGACGGCACCTACAAGGGGCTTGTCTCCACCACGCAGACAAAGGGCGCGAATCCCGCCAATCCCCCGGCGAATCCCCCTGCAAAGAATTATACGACCGCAGATATCAAGAACATGAGTGCTGCGGAAATCAATGCGAATTGGGACAGCATCAAAGCGTCCCTGAATCAGAAAGGAGTTTAACACATGGCTGTTACCACTTTTATCCCCGAACTTTGGAGCGCACGTCTGCTCTACGCCCTCGAGAAGTCCCACGTTGCGACGAACCTCGTCAACCGCAACTATGAGGGCGTTATCGCCAATCAGGGCGATACCGTCCACATCAACAGCATCGGCGCAATCACGGTAAAGGATTATACCAAGAACACCGACATTGCTGCCCCCGATGCGCTGACCACCACCGACCAGACCCTCGTTATCGACCAGTGCAAGTATTTCAACTTCCAGGTTGACGATGTGGACAAGGTGCAGGCGGCTGGTGACCTGATCGACACCGCAATGGGCCGCGCCGCCTATGCGCTGGCTGACACGTCTGATGCGTTCCTGCTCAAGACTATTGCCGCCGGCGCTGCTGCGGGCAACACCGTGGGCGCCGCGTCCGCTCCTGTTGCGCTGACCAAGGACAACGTATACGAAAACATCGTGAAGCTGCGCACGAAGCTGGACAAGGCGAATGTCCCCAACACCGGGCGCACCCTTGTTGTGCCGCCCGAGGTCTATGCGCTGCTGCTGCTGGACGACCGTTTCGCCAAGAGCACCGCGACTTCCGGTCAGGATGCGCTCCTTAACGGTCAGGTTGGCCGCGTGGCTGGCTTTACCGTGTTTATGAGCAACAACGTCAAGACCGGCACCGGTACGGACACCGGCAAGACCCCGTATTTCGAAATTACGGCACAGGTCGAGACTGCCACCACCTACGCGGAGCAGATCATCAAGACCGAGGGCTACCGCATGGAATCCCGCTTTGCCGACGGCGTGAAGGGTCTGCACGTCTATGGTGCCAAGGTCACTGACGGCAACCAGATCGCGAAGATTATCGCTTCTGTGGCTTAACAAGGAGGGCAGCGTAATGCTTGAACAGGTCTTACGACACTTGAACAACTGGTTCCTTGTGGAGATCCACGAGGGCACGTTCACCGTGGAAAATGGCAGCATTACGCTGCCCTTTCTCCTGACCAATCAATATTTCCGCATCGTCGGCTCTGTGTTTAACGACGGTCTGCATCAATATCCGGCGGTCGATTTAACGGACGAGACGTTTACCGGCTCTGTGTGGGCGCTTGCCGTGCCGAAAGCCGTAATCGATCTTTCGGTTGAGATCGAGGCTTGGCAGGAAAAGAACGGGGAGGCCGTTGCAAGCCCGTATCAAAGCGAGAGCTTTGGGGGCTACTCCTACACCAAACGCAGCGCAGGAAACGACAGCGGCATGTTAAACGGCTGGCAGGACGCTTTCAGAGGGCGGTTAAACGACTGGCGAAAGCTCAAGGGGGTGGAACCGTGAGTTTACTGGACGATTTCGCAAGCAAATGCGTGCTGATGGAAAAGACGCGAACGCCGGACGGCGCAGGCGGTTACATCGTCGCATGGGCTGAGGGCGCGGAATTTCTCAATTATCAAGCGCTTGACACCTCGATGGAGGCCCGCAGGGCGGAAAAGGAGGGCGTTACGTCTGTGTATTCCGCGCTGGTCAACAAGACCGTTCCCATCGAGTACAACGACTATTTCCGTGACACGTCCACCGGCAACACCTACCGCGTGACCTCAAACCCGGAAGAACGGGCTGCGCCGCGGTCGGCAGGCCCGACGATCCGGGCGCTGAAATTTTTCACCGCCGAACGAAAGGATTTGCCGAAATGACAAAGGATAAGGCGCTCCATGCGTGGTTTTCTCAATTCCTCCCGGCGTACCCAACTTCCAGTGTGCCGAAGGACGCAACCTTCCCGTGGCTGACCTATGAGCTTATCACGGGATCATGGGAGAGCGGCGAGATCGCGCTGACGGTCAACCTATGGTATTACACCGAGAGCGAAGCGGTACCGAACGCAAAGGCACAGGAGATCTCCGACGCCATCGGTATGGGCGGCTGTATGGTCGCCTATGACGGCGGGGCGATGTGGATCAAGCGTGGCTCCCCGTGGTGCCAAAACATCGTGGACGAAAGCGATAAAAACATCAAGCGGCGGTATCTCAACATTACTGTGGAGTTCCTGTCGCAAAACTGATGAAAGGACAACGACATGAAATTTACCAAGATTCCTTCTGATGCGTTTCAGAAGCTGCAGATCAACGCCGGCATCCTGACGACCGACTTCACACCTTCGACCGGCGCCATCGGCGAGGCGGGGCAGATCGGAGCAACGACCGGCGGCGTCAATTTTACCGCTACGCCGACCTATTCGGACTTTGGCGAGGATATCGACAACTGCCCGAAGAACATGAAGGAGTTGAAAAAGCTCGATTCGTGGGAGGCAAAGATGGCCGGTACGTTTGTCAACGCCGATACCGCCATTGCAAAGCGGCTGTGCGGCGCGGCGGACATCGGGACGACCGACACGACCAAGGTCACACCGCGCAACGACCTCAAGGACGCGGACTTTGATGATATCTGGCTTGTGGGGGATTACTCCGACAAGAACGGCGAAACCAACGGCGGCTATATTGCTATCAAGCTGATCAACGCGCTTTCCACGGGCGGCTTCCAGCTCAAGACGGCGGACAAGTCCAAGGGGCAGTTTGCGTTCGAGTTTACCGGCCACTATTCCATGAGCGCGCAGGACACCGTTCCCTTTGAAATTTACATCAAGGCCGGCACGGCGGAGGCGTAAATGAGACTTTCCGACATTCAGGGCGAGCGCGTCTTTGACGTCATCGCGGATATCATCGACCCCATCGCCAACATTGCGGAGGACGAACAGGCTTCCGCGATGTTCCGACGGGAAAAGCTGCCGGAGGGCATGACGGTGAAGCAGTTTGCAACGCAGCGGGCGCGCAAAGCGCTCCCTGCGCTGCTCAAGGGTCACAAAGGCGATATCATCGCCATTCTTGCCTCTATTGAGGGCGTGAGCGCGGAGAGCTACAAGGGCGCGCTGAACCTCGTTAAGCTGATGCGAGACGCGACTGAACTTTTGACCGATGATGCGTTTACCGCGCTTTTTCTCTCAGCGCAGAGCGGGAAATCCTCTGGCTCTGCGCAGGAGAATACCGAGGGCAAAGGAGAATAAAGCCGTTCCTGCGGTACTGCGTGGCGCGGCTCAATGAGAAAGCGAAAACCGAAGCGTACCGCATTTATGTGACCGACGCGCTGCGCATTGTGGCCGAAAATACGGCCAGATTTGCGAGCGGGAACTACATCAAGGCGCGATACGCGGACATGATTGAGCCGAAGAAGCAGGACAACAGAACGTGCGAAGAGATCACCGCCGATGTAGTCGCGCGGTGCGGGCTGACGATAAAAAAAGCCGCCCCTGACGGGGCGGCGGAGGGATAGGCGTTATTTTAGGACGTATTCCGAGATCATGCGGCCGATCTTCCCGATGTCGGTATCGCCTTTGAACTCAAATTTGGCGGTAAAGCCATTGGAGAACGTCAGGACAAGCTCGCTGTCGGGGATCAGCTCAACAAGGCCGGGTGTCTGGATAGCAAAGAACTGCACCTTGGAAAAGGGCATGGAGCTGAACGATTTCCGCTTTCCGGTGATGCCCTGCACGTCAACGGAAATAATGCGCTTGTTGGTGAAGATAAGCTGGTCTCGGATCGTTTTAAACGCGCAGGCGATTTCTTCGCCCGCGATCAAAAGACCGTTGACCTCGTCGCGTACTTCGGCAATGGAAATAGGCTTTAAGTCAAATGCGGAATCTTTGTTGAAATTGATCATGGCAAAACCCTCCTTTCCTGAAATTGTACTACATAAGCCTTGACTTTTCAAGGGCTTTTCGCCAAAAACACCAAAAAGCGTGGTGAGAACATGAATTTATTAGACCTTTTTGTCAAAATCAGCGTTGACACGAGCGAAGTAGATAAAAACCTCGGGGATACCAAAGAAAAGGCATTGAGCTTTGGCGACGTGCTGAAAGCCAATATTGCAGGGCAAGCCATTGTTGCTGGCGTGAAAGCTGTTGCAGGCGCGGTAAAAAACATTGGCGAAGCAGCGATCCAAAGCTACGGCGAGTATGAGCAGCTTGTCGGCGGCGTGGAAACGCTTTTCAAGTCTTCTGCCGATACTGTGATGCAGTACGCCGCGAACGCATATCAGACGGCGGGCATGAGCGCGAACGAGTACATGACCACCGTGACGGCGTTTTCCGCGTCGCTTTTACAGTCGATGGGTGGCGACACGGAGGCGGCGGCGGAAAAGGCCAATCTCGCCATTACGGATATGTCAGACAACGCGAATAAGATGGGTACCGATATGGAACTCATCCAAAATGCTTATCGAGGGTTTGCAAAATCCAACTATACAATGTTGGACAATTTAGCCCTCGGCTATGGTGGCACGAAGGAGGAAATGCAGCGCCTTTTGGACGATGCAAACGCCTTAAATGCCGCGCAAGGCAATTACACCAACTACACCATCGACAGCTATGCGGATATCGTTGACGCTATCCATACCGTGCAGACGGAAATGGGCATCACGGGCACAACGCAGCTGGAAGCAAGCACGACGATCCAAGGCTCTATCGCGTCGATGAAAGCGGCGTATGAAAACTTTATTACGGGGCTGGGTGACGAAAACGCCGACATGGCGGAACTCATTACAAACCTTTTGGGCAGCACCGTGACGGTAGCGGAAAATCTTTTGCCGGTCGTTGAGAAGATCCTTGAAAACATCGGCGTTGTGGTGCAGGAAAAAGGGCCGGAGATGATCGAAAAATTCGTCTCCTATGCCATCGACAAGCTGCCGGACATTATCAAGCTGGGCCTGCAAATGGTCATTGCGTTGGTCAAAGGGCTGGCGCAGAACATTCCACAGCTGGTCACAGGCGTTTTGAATATGGCGGCAACGATCATTAAAACGTTGGTCGATTCCATTCCTGACGTTATCGAGGTCGGTAAAGACATTGTGCGCGGCGTGTGGGACGGCATCAAGGCGATGGGGAGCTGGATCAAGGAAAAGGTGTCCGGCTTCTTCGGCGGCATTGTGGATAACGTTAAGGGCGTTCTTGGCATTCACTCTCCGTCCCGCGTGTTTGCGGGGATTGGCGAAAATATGGCGCTGGGTCTCGGCGAGGGCTGGGAGAGCGAGTACGGAACGATCAAACGCGGCATTACAAGCGGGCTGGACTTTGGCACGGCGACGGTAGGCTTTGCCGATTCCGGCATCGGACGGTCAAGCGCGGCCATTGTCAACAGCATGGGCGTAAGCACAGAGACCAAAACGACCACCATCAACCTGATGTTCCCGGACGGCACAAAGCTGGCGAGTTATCTGCTGCCGTTTTCCATCAAGGCGGCGGCTGCAGCGGGCACGCCTATCGCAAACGCGCAGATGGCATAAGGAGGCGGCATGAATCAACTCATTTTAGATACCGGCGGCTATGCGATCCTCTTGCCGGAAAGCCAGAAGGGCGGTTATACGGCTTATGAAGAGCCGCTAAGCGTTGACCTTGTAATGCTGCCGGGGAACATGGTGCGCGAGCTGCGCGGAACGGTGTGGCGCGTGAATTACCAGTACGGGTATTTTACCGACGAGGAGAAAAATAACCTGCTTGCGGCGTGCAAAAAGGGGAGAAATGAGCCGATCCTCTGCGCGTTTCTCCCGCCGAACAGCACGGAAATGATTTCGTCCGAGTTTTTTGTGATGGCATTTGCCTCGCCTAAATTTATGTGGAGCCGCGAGGGAAAGCCGATGTGGGGTGATTTTTCCGTCGAGCTGCGGGAGGTGACGCCGCATGATTGAGGCGACCTCCGCGTTTCGCTCGGCCATCGTCGGGAAAACAAGGCGCATCTACCTCAAAGCGGTGGTGGACATTTCCGACCCCGATATGACCATCGGGGCGGTCACGTCAAGCGGGCTGGCGCCGTGGTCAAAGCCGGCACAGCTGACGGACAAGGACATTTCCGCGCCTCCGCGCTATGCAACGCTGGAGAAAAACCGCTGGCTGCTGGATGGATCGTTTGCGGTTTTCCCCGACGACTATCAAATTGCGGGCGAAATTGGAACGGCAAGTGAGGCATTGTCGGGCGCGGACGGAACGTTTTCTACTCCGGCATGGACGCAGCTGTCATTTGCCAATGTCAGCGTTTTGCAGGCGTGCAGCATCTTCTTTTCTTCCGATCCTCTTGACGGGGTAGCGGAGGATTTTACGGTGGATATTCTGGTCGATGGCGTGTCGTATCATACGGAAACGTATACCGGGAATACGCAAAGCGCCGTCAAGATATCCGGCTTTACGGTCTACACGCCGGACGCGATCAAGATCACTGTGACCAAATGGAGCCTGCCGTACCGCAGAATGCGAACAGTAGAGATCATACCGGGCTACTACGAGCAATGGAGCGAAAATATGCTGGCATCCTTTTCCGTGCAGCAGCAGGGAGATGTCTCCTGCCTGACCTTGCCTTTCGGAATGCTCAAAATGGCGATGAACAACAAGAACCGTATGTTCGAGCCGCGAAGCAAGTCCGGTTTGTTTCAGAGCATCGAGGAGCGGCAGGGCGTGGAGACCTACATCGGCGTGCGGCTGGCGGACGGGACGGTGGAGTATAAGCGCGTGGGCGTCTTCTACCAATACTCCGACGGCTGGAAGACCGGCGACAACGGCCTGACGATGCAGTGGGACCTTGTGGACATCATCGGGCTGCTCGCCGACCGCGCCTACCTCGCGCCAACGGTGCTGCCCATCACGCTCTCCGGCTGGATCGCCTCACTCGTTTCTCAGCTCGGAACCAACTTTGCGGACCGCTACACGGTGGACGCGGACTATGCCGACCTCGCGGTCACGGCCTCGAGCCGCGCCGCGGTGAGCGGGAAGAAGTGCGGCGACATCCTGCGCTGGGCCTGCATGGCGACCGGCACATGGCCGCGCGCGGACGCAGAGACCGGCAAACTCGCGGTGGAGCCGCTGTGGAACCAGGGCAGCAAGATCACGCTGGAAAACCTCGTCAATTACCCGACGATGAAGGCCAACCAGTCCCTCGCGTCGCTCATTTTCCACCTCTCGGACGGGACGGAGTACGTCGTCTCGGGCAACTCCACGAGCAGCGAGAAGACCGTGACCATCGAGAACCCGTTTCTGCACACGCAGGCGCAGGCGCTCACGGCGGCGCGGCTGATCCTCTCGTGCTACGGCGGCAACCAGCTGGAGCTGACCGGGCGCGGCGACCCTTCCTCCGAGATCGGCGATGTGGACACCGTGTGGCTCAACGAGAGCAGGGCGACGGCGGCGCGGCGCATCTACCAGACCTTCCAGTTCGCGGACGGCGTGCTGCAAGGCTGCCAGAGCAAGCTATTGCAGGCGGACGGCTCGTATCTCTACGACGCCTTTGAGATCATCCGCGAGAGCGGCACATGGACCGCGCCTCCCGGCGTGACGCATCTGCGTCTCGTGCTCGGTCAGGGCGGTCAGGGCGGCGGCTACGGCGGCGACGGCTACGTCGGCGGCTCGGGAGCTTTCCCCGGACAGGGCGTGACCTCCGGCTACGGCGACCCCGGCACGGACGGCCTCGGCGGCAAGGTGTGGTTTGACACCGTGGCCATCAACGAAGGACAGACCTTCAACGTCAGCCTCGGCGCGGGCGGCGCGGCGGCGACGCAGCAGGGTGCGGAGGGCGCAGAGGGCGGCGAGACGACGTTCGGCGTGTACACGAGCGCTGAGGGCCAGCGCTACCCGAACGGCTACACGGACATTGCCAACGGCGAGGTATTCGCGCGCACGGGCGTTGCCGTGCCCGAATCGGGCACGGGCGACGGCGGCGCGGGCGGAGAGGGCGGCGACCCCGGGCAGGGCTACTGGAAAGAGTACCAGTACCACCCGAGCGGCGCGCCGGATTACGTCATCAACACGGGCTATAAATTCGTCGTGACTAAGCAGCCCGGCAAGGGCAAAAAGGGCAAGGACGGAGCGACCGGCTTTGTCATGGTCACCTGGGATAGATCGGAGGAGACGGCATGAGCGGATTACCAAGCGGGTATACGCAGCTGGAATATATCCAGAGCGAGGGTAATCAATGGATTGATACAGGGTTTACTCCGGATCAGGATACCCGGATTATTTACGATTGCGAACGACTTTCCACAGTTTCCGCAGAACATTTTTTCGGTGTTCGAACAGGAAATGCCGCAAAAGAAGCGTTTTGTTTCTACATTTATAATTCCGGTTGGCGATACGCCTATAACAACTATGTTGCCGCAGGCAATGGCCCGTCAACCGGTCGGTATGTGTTTGACGCCAATAAAAACGTGATGACGATTAACGGCAGCTTGACCTTAAAAAGCACCTACGCAAAGTTCAAAGCGTCGGCAACTGCGACGCTGTTTTCCATGAGGTCGGTTAACTCCGGTATATCGTATGGTTCCCACAAACTTTTTTCCTGCCAGATTTACAACAACGGGACATTGACCCGAAATTTTATCCCTTGCAAATCACCCGCTGGGGCTGTGGGGCTGTACGATCTGGTTGATGGGAAATTCTACGGCAACGCAGGAACGGGCACGTTTACGGCAGGCCCGGAAGTTGTTTATGAGCCGGATGCCCCGACAAATTTTGCCGCCTCCGTATCCGGTCAAACCGTTGCGTTAAGCTGGGCCGCATCGGCAAACGCAGCCGGCTACCGTCTCAAAAGGGACGGCGTACAGATCGCGGATCAGACCGGCACGACCTACACCGACACCGTCCCGGACGAAACCGCACTCTGCACCTATGCGCTGACCGCCTACAATGACGCCGGGGAAAGCGCAGCCGCAGCTTTAACGGTTATCTTTAGGCTGGATTTCATCACCGACCGCACGCGCGCGGACGTAGCGAATCAGACCGACAAGGGCTTTTACAACGCCTCGGACCTCAACCGCGTGGGCGCGGCGGTAGAGTACATCGCGGGCCGCTTCACGGCGCTCGGCTATGCCTGCCCCGTGACGGTCAAAAAGGACTGGCTGACGAGCGACGCGCCGACCGCCTCACAGCTGGAGACCTACCGGCAGAACATCGTCACGCTGCGCGGCCAGATCGCGGTCATGGCGTCCACGCCGGAGGCACCGGCGAGCATGGCGGGGCTGAACTACGTCAAAGCCAACAATATCGAGCAGATTTTGCTCGACCTCGACGCGCTCATTACCAACATCACAAAATCGTGGTGCTTCTCCGGCGAGGTGTACGCCGGGGAGGTATGAAAGGAGACAATATGCAGGATAGAGTATCTTTATATCCCGGCCGGGTAAAGCTGGTGCCGGTAACTGGGCAGGAAAATACATACGACATGGTGCGGGCTGACGAGCCTACGCAAGATGGAACTCCGTTGAATAAGGGGAGCTTATTATCGGATAAATACGGCATTCCTTATTCAGCGGAGACAGTCGATGACATGTGGGGTAAAGTGGTTCCTGTCGGCACTATTTTGTGGTTTGCAAAAGACGCTCCGCCTCCTGGCCGTTTTCTCCTGTGTGACGGTTCAGCAATTAATATTGACGATTACCCGGAATTATTTGAGGTTATAGGAAGCACATTTAAAGCTGCTACAAGCACTATTTTTTATCTTCCTGATTTGCGTGCTGCGTTTATTCGTGGTGCAGGTACGCAAGGTGTTTATTCGGCTACGTTTGGCGCAACTCAAGATGCAACTGGTGTCCCGGATAGAGGATTTGGAGATTATGAAACTTCCTCTTTTGATAACTACGATAATAGTTATACAGGAGATATGCAAAATAAGTATTCTCTTTCCGGAGCAGGCCTAATAACTGTTTATAAAACCAGACCGTTCAACGTCGCTTTAACACCAATTATCAAATATTGAGGATTAACAAATGAAAGCATACAGCTATAGAAACGACGGACGTTATATTGGCGAATATAATTGTCAAATAGACCCTGTGCGGTCTGTAAAAGAAGGAAAGGCCGTTTATTTACTGCCAGCGAGTGCTACCTTTGTGTCTCCTCCAAACTATGACATAATGGTAGAAATTCCTGTTTGGAATGGAGAAACGTGGGTCGTACAAGAGCTAGTAAACGAATCAAACAAGACAGATCCTGAGCCTGCTCCCGACCTGCCCCCCACCACAGAGGACAGAGTGGCCGCCCTGGAAGCGGAGAACAAGACCCTGAAAGCGCAGGTATCCGCCCAGTCCGAACAGATGGACTTCTACGAGGACTGCATCGCCGAAATGGCGACGGTCGTGTATGCGTGAGTTTATCGCCGAGCTGGCGTTAAACGTATATTTTACATTACAGAAAGGAAGTAAAGAAATGATGGCAATGTTATTCGCACAGAGAGTGATCCTCGGCAAGACGGAGTTTGACAAGGTGCCGAACAAGCTCAAACCGCAGGTGGCGGACATCCTCATCAACGAGTGCGGCCTGCCCGAGCTGGTGCCGGCGGAGTACGGCGGCACGGCGGACATCACGAAAGAGTAAGAAAGGAGAAACACAATGGCTACTTACAAGAGAATCGCATCCGACGGCAAGCCCATCGAAGTCACCGACATGCCATACGGTCTGAGCGAGAGCGCGGGCATCAGGACCAGCATCAAGCAGCCCGTCATGGCGCGCGACATTTCCCGCGCCGGCACGGAGATCTACGTCCTGCCGCAGTACAAGCTCACCTACGATGAGGACGGCTACTGCGTCAAGACGGAGAGGTGCCACATCCCCGAGGACATCGCGGAAAAGCTCATGGAGCTGAACAAGTGAGCAGAGCGGGGGCTATCCCCCGCTCTATCCTAAGGAAAGAGAGAGTACGCCAATGGGTAACTTAGCATCCGCGGCCTCCATCTGCTCGGAGATCACGGTCATCCTCGCGGCGCTGGCCATGCTCATCAAGCCCATCCGCAACAAGCTGCTTGGGCTGGACAAGCTGACCGACGCGCTCAAGTGCCAGCTCCGGCACGACATGCTGCACACCTACTACAAGCACCGCGAAAGCCAGACGATCCGCCAGTATGAGCTTGAGGATTTCATCTACCTTTATCGGGGCTACAAGGCACTCGGCGGAAACAGCTTTATCGACCGCATCAAGTCGGAGATCGACGAGTGGGAGGTAATGTCATGAAAGACGTCAAGGGCGCTACCTCGGAGGAGATCCGCATGATCCGCGCCATCCAGCGCTCCGTCGGGGCGCTGGATAACGGCTGGATCGGCAACCAGACCTTGAGTGACATCGCGGCAAAGCTCGGCGCGGACTGCTGGCCCCTTAACGTCGAGCTGTACGGCCAGCCCTGCATCCTCGCGCGGGACATCGAGCCCGTCAACATGAGCGGGCCGCTGCCGAAGAACGCGATCTCGGGGAGCTTTTCGTGGCAGGGTCAGCCGTGCAGCATCCTCGTGCGCGGCGGCAGGGTCGTGCGCGGCATGAGCTGCCACTATCCCCGCCCCGAGAGCGTGCTTTACAAGACCACGGGCGGCGCGGTGCGCATTGCCCGCGTCTCCTCGGCGGCGGCGCTGGGTGACGTCGTGTGGGCGGTCGGCGGCATGGGCCTGCTCGACCGCTATGACCCCGCGGCGGAGGGCTTTACGGGCGCATACTCCGATGTGCTGCGCAAGACCAACCACACCGTCCTCGGCTACAAGGGAGGGATGCTCTACGGCGTCTACTGCAAGGCTATGACCGCGCAGCAGGTCAACGCCTTTTGTCGGAACAAGCTCAAGCTCACCCACGCCGTCATGCTCGACGGCGGGCACGTCGCCGCCATCAACGGCGCGTGTAACAAGATCAACACACAAACGCGGCAGTTCTACGCCGTGCGGTTTTTGTAAAGGAGGGGAAAAATGCAAAATCGACTTGCAAACCTTCTCACGGTCAAAAGCATCGTGACCATCGTGCTCACGGCGGTTTTCTCGGTGCTTGCCCTGCGCGGCAGCATCAGCGGGACGGAGTTTCTGACGATCTTCACGACCATCATCGCCTTCTACTTCGGCACGCAGACCGAAAAGAAGAAAAATGAAGAGGTTTCTTGAGACCTTGACCGCGTGGGAGGGGGCCGTGCGCGGCGATGCGGTGCACAAAAGCATTGTGGACGCCTACAACAGCTATCTCCCGCACCCACGCGGCTACAGGCTCACCTACACCGACGACTACTGCGCGGCGATGGTGTCCGCGGCGGCGATCCTCTGCGGCCTGATAGATGTCATTCCCATTGAGTGCAGCTGCGGCGAGCAAATGCGCTGGTATCAAGCGCGCGGCCAATGGGTCGAGGACGACGCGCACATCCCCACGGTCGGCGAGCAGGTGTTTTACTGCTGGAACGACCGCAAGGACTACGCCCTCACGGACTGCACGGGCGCGCCCAACCACACGGGCATCGTGACCGCCTGCGACGGGCAGAAAATCACGGTGTTCGAGGGGAACAAGGGGAACCGCCACGAGTGCGGCTATCGGACGTTGGAAATCAACGGACGCTATATTCGCGGCTTCGGCGTGCCGAAATACCCCGCGGAAAAGCTCACGTTAGTGCGCGGCGACAAGGGCGAGGCGGTCGGTAAGCTGCAAGAGCTTCTCAACGCCTGCGGCTATGCGCTGGATGTGGATAACTCCTTTGGCCCCGCGACGCAGAAGGCATGGGGGGAATATGTTTACGCATACCTCGAAAAAATTCTAAAATAACGAAAGGAAAACGGGCGGGAGGCATGCCTCCCCTCGCGTGAGCGCTCTGCAAGCCCCGGCGCACAGCATGGACAAGCAGCACCGAGCGATCCGGGCAAAATTATCCTCTATGGCCCCGCGGCGGGCCGTGGCATACATTCGGTCTTTTGAGCTTCCGCCCGACGAAATGGCGTGCCTCGTCGAGTGCGACGTGCGGGGCCGCTCCTGCGTACAGGTGGCATTTGAAATGAACCTGTCGCCGGATACGGTCAAAAAGTATCGCCGAAAGGCGTACCGCAAAATCGCATCGGAAGTCTTTGAATAGGAAAAGAGCTTCACCAAACGGTGAGGCTCTTTTCCTTTATGGGGGGAGTATGAATGACGCATGGAGTACGTCGTGACAAAAAATTAGCATATTCCGTCAGAATTTGCAAGAGCAATCGTTCGACGAATTTCGCCGTACACTTTTCATCCCCTTTTCCGGCACTTTGGGAAAGGGGTTTTCTTGTACCATAGAGGCAGAAAAGGAGGTGCGCTGTATGTACGAACGGCTTTTGGCATTGGGATTCACCGAGCAGATGGCGAGGGATATTTTGGTGCTGTTCCCCGAGCCGGACGAGCTGCGCACCTATGTTTATTTCGCGGAGCTGCTCCATGTATAGCTATTATAATCCGTCGCCTTATGGCAAGAACGTGGGGGACTGCACCGTCCGGGCGATCTCCAAAGCGACCGGGAAAGACTGGGGTGAAACGTATCTCGCGCTCGCCATACAAGGCTACTTGGACGGTGATATGCCGTCGGCCAATGCGACCTGGGGCGCTTATCTGCACTCCCTCGGCTATCGGCGCTACATCGTACCGGACACCTGTCCTCTGTGCTATACCGTCGGGCAGTTTGCGAACGAGCATCCGGCGGGCACATATATTTTAGCCCTGTCCGGTCATGTGGTGTGCGTGCAGGACGGGACGATCTTTGACTCGTGGGACAGCAGCAATGAGACTGTGATCTATTTTTGGGTAAAGGAGACTGAATGACATGGCTTTTAATCCGTACTATCAAAACCCTTATTATCCACAGCCGATGCCGGACAACCTCATGCAGATGCGGCAGCAGCAGATGATGCAGCCCGCTCCGCCTCCCGTGCCGCAGAATCCTGTCGCGACCGGCGGTGTTCAGTGGGTGAGCAGCGAGCAGGAGGCGAGAGGCTATCTCATCGCGCCAAACTCCGCCGTGGCGTTGTGGGATTCTACCGCTCCCACCGTTTACCTCAAGCAGTCCGACGCGAGCGGCAAGCCGACGCTCAAGATTTACGACCTCGTAGAACGCGCAGAAACGGCCCCTAACGCGCCGCAAAAGCCGGGCGCGGAATTTGTCACCCGCGAGGAGTTCGACCGTCTGGCGGCGCTTGTGGGCGAAATAAAGGGTAAAAAGAAGCGTAAGGAGGACGAGGATGATGAGTAATCCGTTCATGGCCGCGCTGGGCGGCGGGCAGGGCCCTATGGGCAACTTTGCCCAGATGGTGCAGCAGTTTAACCAGTTCAAATCGAATTTCAAGGGCGACCCCAAAGCGGAGGTCGAAAAGCTCTTGCAGAGCGGTAGGCTGAACCAGCAGCAGCTCAACCAGCTACAGCAGATGGCGAAGCAGTTCCAAAGCCTGATGCAGTAAGCATCAACATGAATCAACATCGTGGCCACGATTTGATGAATAAAAATTTTTCAAAGGAGTGATACTATGTCTCTTTCTGACGGCGGCGTTCAGGCCACTATGCCTGTTGCGCCAACCGGCATGATGAACAGCGGCTTTGGCGGCTTCGGCGGCGATGGCGCGTGGTGGATCATCATTCTTTTCCTGTTTGTTTTCTGCGGCTGGGGAAACAACGGCTGGGGGAACAACGGCAACGGCGGCGGCGTGGTCGATGGCTATGTGCTGACCTCTGATTTTGCCAATGTCGAGCGCAAGATCGACAGTGTAAATCAGGGCCTTTGCGACGGATTTTACCAGCAGGCGCAGCTTGTCAACGGCACCAACATGGCGATGGCAAACGGCTTTGCACAGGCCGAGCTTTCCCGCAGCAACCAGCAGGCGGCGCTGATGCAGCA